CAATCAATGAAAATGATTTAGAGGCTCTTGATGATGTGACAGCAGGTACGGTTGCAGCAAGCAAAGCAGCGATTGTTGATACGAATAAGGATATTACAGGCTTTAGAAATATAACATTAACTGGTGAATTAGATGCAGCGACCTTAGATATATCTGGTGATGCCGACATTGATGGAACGCTAGAAGCAGATGCAATAACCATTAATGGTGTTACTCTAGCTGAAACGATTGCCGATACCGTTGGAGCTATGGTTAGCTCTAATACTGAAACAGGGTTAAGTGTTTCTTATGATGATTCAGATAATACTCTTGATTTTGTAATTGGTGCAGGATCTATTGTTAATTCAATGCTTGCTGATGATGCTGTAGGTGCAGATGAGTTGGCTGCAAATGCAGTTGTCACTGCTAGTATTGTCGATGATAATGTTACACAAGCCAAGATTGCTGACGATGCAGTTGGTGCGGATCAGCTTGCTTCAAGTGCAGTTGTAACAGCCAGTATTGTTGACGATGCTGTAACTCAAGCCAAGATTGCTGATGATGCTGTAGGTGCTGACCAGTTAGCCTCAAACGCAGTCGTTAATGCAAGTGTGGCAAGTGGTGCAGCGATTGCTGATTCAAAGCTCGATACCATTTCTACAGCCAACAAAGTAAGTTTAGCTGCCTTAGACATC